CTAAGTATGTTCAAAATGAAAAAGCTATTCGTGAGTCAAATGTAAAGACACTTGATATGAGTAACACAATGATCAAGTTTAGGGACAAAGTAGGCTCTGCCGGAGAAGCGGCAAAAAGTGCTTTTAATAAAATTAAGGAACATGCGTATCTTGCAGCTGGAACAGTCGGAACATTTTACACGATTGCTAAATCAAGTGCTAGTAAGGCATCAGAAGTATCAAGTCAATATAAAGTTATTTATAATAATTTGATCACTAGTGGCGAAAGTGCAGCCGAGGCAACTGAAAAAGTTAAACAGATGCAAGAGGACGGCGCAAAGTATTCTGTTAAATACGGTATATCACAAAAAGAAATCGCAGATGGTTATCTAGAATTAGTAAAACGTGGATATAGCTCAACTCAAGCATTGGGGGCTATGAATACTGAATTACAAGGTTCGATTGCTTCGGGGGATGATTTTAGTGATGTTATTAAGGTTGCTAGTCAGACCTTGGAAGGATTTCAGATGAACGTTGATAAGTCTGGCAACCCACTTAAATCTGTAGCTGAGATGTCCAAGCAAACTAAGATCGCAGTTAATGAATTAGCTTATACAGCTGACGTTACATCAACAGATTTCCAATCTTTGGGTAAAGGGATGGAATATGTTAACTCGACAGCACACCAAGCTAAATTTAGTTTGAGTGAGACTTCGGCTGCAATGGGTATTTTGAGTAATAATGGTTTAGAAGCAGACAAGGCTTTGGTAAAACTGGCCGCTTGATCAGAAATGATCTTGAAAAATAAATCCGTTAATTCGGGGAAGACTAAGTTATATTACTGTGATATAATGTAGGTGAAATAAATTCGGATAGGTGGTGAGATAATGACCAATTTAGTATATCAGTTATTATTTGAAACAAAAACGGGACTGCGTTTATGTAAGCTGTGGAAAGAAACTGTTGATGCGCTCAATTCATATATAGCCTATTGCTCAAAAAATAAGGTTGTTGGAGTAGTAAGCTATCTAGTCACTGTTATTGTGGGAGCAGTTTTGCTTAAACTTTGGATAATTCCATTCGTGGTCAAGATTCTAACGATAGGTGCGTATATTTTAGGCGGTTTAGTTTTTTGTGCTATTTTTGGAGTTATCTTGCTACTAAACCTACTAACAAAGTATTTATAATATGTTGATCCCGAGCCAAGCTGTAAGGAAACTTATAGAAGGTGTAGAGACTAGAGAAAGTAAGCTAAGATCTGAGCACGTGTGAACGTGCTTTTTTTATGCAGAAATTTCCACGAAGGCGGATGACCCTAGCACTTTAGATGTGGGTCAAAAGATAGTCCGAGCACTATGGAAACATAGTGAACTAGATGATAAAGAACTTCTAGGGTAACATTTGGGTACGGGTCTGCGAAAAGTAATCAATAGCTTGACCGATGCGGTTGAAGCTCAAAAAGCTGCGCAAGAAGGTTCAAGTAATGCTATTGAAACATATACCAAAAAAATTCAAAAACATAAAGACAAAATTGCGGAGTTAGAAGAGTCTGTAAAAAATGGAACTAAGAGCGGTAAAGCTGCTGCCAGTGCAATCAAGCAACAACAAGATGCAATCAGTGATCTTGAAGAAGAAATCGAAGGTGCTAAAAATAGTAATAACGGTTCAGTTCTAGACCAAATCGGTATCAAACGTGAGGATATCGTTGATGCTAACGGAAACTTTAAAGATATGACTTCTATCATGAAAGTTTTACGTGAGCATACTAAAGGGCTAGGATCTGAAGAAAAAAATGCTGTCTTTAATTCGTTGTTTGGGACAACTGGACAACAAGCTGGTGCTATTTTAGCTGAAAATAGTAAGTACTTAGGTGATTTGACTAAAAAAGTTGAAGAAGCTGGAAAAAAGGGAAATTATGTTCAAGAACTAGCTGCTAAAAACGCTAAAACTGCTGAAAATTCAAATAAACGTTTTAAAGAAGCTTGGAGTGCCTTAGAAATTGAATTTGGAGCTAAACTACTTCCCTATATGACGGATGCCGCTAACCAGCTAACTAAAATTTTTGAGCAAGAAGAAGTTCAAAAAGATGTAAAGTTGATGGCTAAAGATGTTGGTGAGGTTGCCAATGCAATTTTTCAAGTCGGTAAGTTGGCTATTGAGTATAGAAGACCACTGGTTGTATTCGGCGGTGCCTTAGCAGGAGTGTTAGCAGTTTCAAAAGTTGTAGATTTTATCAATAAAATGAAGAATTTGCGCTCCTTATTTGGAAAGAATAAAGCCTTGCTGGAAGAACAGGTCCAAGTTGGAGCATTAACAAAGGAGTATCAGAATTTAGCACTTGCTAAGTCTCAGGCTGGTGGTGCTTATACTGGTGGAACAGTATCTAAAACAGCAAATACAGCCTCCGAAGTTGGTAATATTGCAGAAACTGCAGTTGATGCTACAACAACCAAGGGTGGTAAGACTATCACTAAAAATGCCGGTAAATTGAAAATGCTTGGGCGAAGTTTAGGTACTAAGATAGTTGGAGGACTAGGACTTGCTGTTACAGCTTGGGATGTCGGTTCGTCGATTTATGATGCTGTAAAATCAAATAAGGCTGAAGCTAAGTATCAAGCAGCTGGTAAGACGGCTGGTACTTTGGTTGGTGGTACTATTGGGGCTTTTATTGGTGGACCAGGTGGCGCAATGATCGGTGCAAGTATCGGTGAGCAGATCGGTGGATCTAAGACCGTGACCAACGCTTTGAAGAAGTTTAAAAAGTCTTGGGATAAAATGGTCAAAGGTGAAAAGCTTGAAGCACCTAAGATGAGTGAAAAAGAATCACATAAACAACTTCTAAAGGAACAAAAAGAGTACTATAAGCAGAAGCAAAAACAGGATCTAGACGATCTTAAGACACTTCAAAAAAATGGGATGATCACCAAAGAAGAGTACAAAAAGAGAGTCGATGATGCTAAAAAGCATTATAAAGATCTTGAAAAAGAGGCTCGTCGTTCAGGTTCTGACCAGTCTGCAATCGATAAGTATTATGCTATCCAAAAGCAAAAAATCGATACCGATTACAATAAAGAAAAGAAAAAGATTCATACTAAATATGATACCGAAGTATTGAATGCGCAACGAGTTTTCGGAAAGATGTCAGAACAATATAAAAAGGCGGTTGCAAAACGTGACAAGGCGTTAGATGAAGCTAGTTCAAAGCATAAGAAAAAGATTTATGATCTAAATGAAAAATATGCGACGACAGATATGACAAAAGAAGCTAAGTTGCATACAACACTGACAGGTAAAATCCAGCTTGAAAGTGATAAGCAAGGTAAGATTTTAGAGAAACTTACATCCAAAAAAGGTAAATTGAGTAATAAACAATTGCAAGAGGCAGTTAATAATGCTCAAAAAGAATATGATAAGATCACCAAATTAGCTAACGAAGAGTATAAAGATGTTACCAAAAAAGCTGATAAAAAGTACAAAGAAGTAAAAGATGCGGCTGAGCGTCAGCGTAAATCAACGATCAAAGCAGCTGATGAACAATATAAAAAGACAGTCGAGGCAGCTGAGCGTCAGTATAGTGGTAATTCTAAGTGGGCTAAAGAACAGCGTAAGGCAGTAAAAGAGCAAGCTGAAAAGCAACGTGACGAAGCACACAATGCAGCAAATGATCAGTACAAACAAGTTACTGAAAAGGCAAAGAGGCAACACGATGAGACCGTTGATAAAGCCGATAAACAGAGAAGTGAAACAACGCGCTTAGCTGGCAAGCAAAGAGACGATGTTACATCGTCTGCGCGTGAACAATCGAAGGGTGTTGTAACGCACGCTGTCAATCAGGCTAATAGTTCTATGGACGCTAATTCTAAACAGGCGCAAGGCTCATCTTCTATTTTTGAAAGTTTGCTGGGCTTCTTTAAAAAAATCGGTAAACTTTTTGGAAAATCATACGATGATCCAAAGGCTGACTTGTATAAATACAAACATGTAACTGCGGGTGCCTACGCTACTGGTGGTCAAGCAAATTATCACGGCAAAGCACTTGTTGGTGAAGCGGGTCCTGAGCTTATTTATCGACCATATAGTGGTAAGGTCGGGATTGCAGGTCAAACGGGCCCGCAATTTATCGATGTGCGCCCCGGAGACAGGATCTTAAATGCCAAAGACACTGCTAAAGTCATGTCTGGATCATATGTAGGTACATTGCCAGGATACGCAACTGGTAATATTTCATTAGGCGATTTCTTTAAAAAAGTTCGTGAAGGTGCTGAAGATATCTATGATCACTTATCTGATACTGCAAGTGATATTTTAGATAAAATCACCGATCCTAAGAAGACACTGCTTGCTATTGCGACTAAGACTTTTAATTTGGATAGTGTCCCGGATGCTGGAATCATTGCACGTGATATTACTAAGGGTATGGTCAACGATGCAGTCGATGGCTTAGCTGGAATCTTAAAGAAGATCAAAGACAGCTTTTCTGCTGGTGGCGGTAGTGGTAATTCACCTAATGGCACGATGAGTAAAAGTGAATTTGGTAAAGTAGCCCGTCATGCTGCTTCATTGATGCATCAAAAATTATCTGCTCGAGATATTGAGCATTTGTACTGGCAAGCATTTGTTGAGTCTAATGTTAATCCGGCCACTGGTGGTGGATATGACGATCATGATGGTACTGGACTACCTTACGGGCTATTTCAGTATAAGCTCGGCACATGGAATGCTTGGGCAGTGAATGGCCACAAGAATATCCATTCAGCCCTTGATCAGATTATGGCTGTTTTAAATGATTCTAACTGGCGTAATGACTTTGCTCCGATCAGCGTTCGTCGTGGTTGGGGCCCACGTGGTCATCGAATGATGGCTAATGGTGGTCTAGTAACACAAAATCAGATGGTTGAGATTTCTGAAGGTAACTTGCCTGAAATGGTAGTTCCATTGGATCTATCAAAACGTTCACGAGCATATCAGCTAATGCAACAGTCGTTAGATTATTTTGCTCAAACTGATAACTCTAAACGATCAAATGGAAGCGGTGAAGTGGGGAAGGATGTAAAGGAATTATCTGAAACCGTTAAGGATTTGAAAAATTTGGTGGGTATGTTATTAAATGTCAACAGATCACAAATTGAGGTGATCAAAGGTATCAATGGCTATGATAAGACAAAAGTTTATCGGGATATGGCAAGTGATCAAAGATTAGCAAACTATCAACAATTTAATGTTTAGGAGGGAAAAGTTTGAAGATCTATGGTAATCATTTTCGCTATCCTAAGCTTTGGATCAAGCGAGGTAATGAAGATGAAATTGAAATTGAGTCGATCACCCCCAACCTTAAATATTTAGGTGATGATGAAGATCCAATCGTAACTAATACTTATTTGACTAATCTTGGTGGGGATGGAAGCTATCCCACTGAAAGTACGATTGATAAAAATGTGATCAACGCAAGATTTTATTTTAAGTTTGGTGATTGGTGGGACTATAAGCTAGCTAAGCATGATATTTATCGCTATTTTTCCTCAAAAGAAATTTTTAGGATCCGGACTGATGGCGAACCTGGAGTGGTCAAGTATGTTAAAGCAGGTAATTTCACGATCGCACCAATAGAGCAATTTGCACGGACGTCAGTTTTTACGATCCCGTTTGAAAACCCAAGTGGATATAAGTATAGTTTGACGACATCTGATCAACTAATGAACTACGATCAAGAAGCTTGGATGCTTTATGGTGGGAACATCCCAAACGGTGAAAATTTAGATTATCATTTCATCAACAAACAGTCATTTAGAGTGTTTAATGCCAGTGATATCACGATTGATCCATACTTTCAACGACATGAGTTAAATATCATCATGGAACACTTTGGTGATGGCTTTAAGTTGATCAATAACACCACTAAAACAAGCTGGAGTTATAAAGGTCAAATGAACAACACGGATAAGGTGATCTTGCAAGGTATCAATACATTTAAGAATGGTACGTTAGATAATAACAATACTGACTTTGGTTATATCACATTAGCCACAGGGTGGAATGAATTTTCGGTCGTAGGGGCTAATGATCTAGATATAACCTTTTCTTTTCCATTCATTTATTTAGGTTAGGAGGCGTGAAGGGATGGAAATTTTAAATGCGGTAAAAAATAATAAGTTTGTTTATTTTGGTTTTGATCCGCGTGCCGAAAATAAAAACGATCCGTGGAACACATTGCCTAATCTTAGTGCATCGAGTAATGGGGAAAGCTGGAGCAGTGTTGCTAATTTTAGCAATTTAAAGGGCCTGAGAGACGGCTTTATTTGTTGCGTTGGTGATGTGTACTATATCATTGGTACATTAGCACTTTATAAGACGTCTGATTTCAAGCTGTTTACCGAGCTAGATCTAAGTTTGATCAAAGATGGTCAGTATACTGATATTTGGGCACCCGAATTCTTTAAAGATAAGAATGATAAATATCACATTATATACAGTGCCACTTTAAATGGTAAACGTGGTATTTATGTGGCTGATTTTGACCCAGTCACAGATAAAGTATCTAATGCTTACCAACAGGTCGATGTAGACTGCCAGAGTTCTATTGACCCAAACCTTACTTATATGGACGGCAAATATTACTTGTGGTTATCTAGTGCTAGATTGTTTGTCGCTGATAACTATTTGGGGCGGTATACCGAGATTGCTACAAATATTGTCAATGATCCTAAAGCACATTGGTATGAAGCACCTGAAATGCTGATTGCTGGTGACTACTTGTATTTGTATCAGGATAAGATTGATGGACATGCCGATGGCGTGGCTGACTCAGGCTACATGGTATATCGCAAAGCTAAGCGAGTGAACCCACTCATCTGGACTGATGAGCAGGTCGTTAAAAACGATATCAATATGCGACACGGGAGTTTCTTGTATAATGATACAAAGTTTGTGCGTTATCCAACTTATGAGATGCCTAAAAATGAGTTCAAAAAAGTCGTTACGATCAAGGCTATCTCCTTAGAGCAGGAGCTTCCGTTAAATTGTATTTTGTGGTCGACGTTTGCAGTGCAGTGGGCAAAAAATAGCACCTATCAGCTACAATTTACGGCGTTTGATGACGGTGGACTTGCATATAATGCTTTGCTTAGCACAGAAGGTACGATAACTTTTGATGGACAGCAATATATCATTAAGCAGGTCACACCATCCAATCAAGGAGCGAATTCACAAGTTCAAGTTACAGCTACACATATCTATAATGATATTGCACGTGTACGACAATATAAAGTACGTGAAGGAACCTTAACATACTTGCCACAAGATGTGCTGGAGTTTTATTTGGGAGCTCATAACAAAGACAACATTGGATATACGTATTCAGTTTATGGCGACTTTGATAAACAACAGATCCAAAATTTAGGGGATACAAGTGGAAAAGATATGATCAGTAAGATCTTAAGTACCTGGCCATCTGCGATCGTATATCCAAATAACAAGAATATTGGGGTTTATAGTCCACAAGCATTTGAAAAGGATTTTGGACAACGCATTGACTATCGAAATAACGCACAAGGAATCAGCATGACGATTGATAGCACTAATATCAGTAATAAGGTCAAATGTTTTGGAAAGCAAAAAGAAAATAGTGTTGATAACAACAAGGTGGAATATTATTTTCCGCCTTTTTTTGTTGAAGATCGCAAATCAATTGAGGTCTGGGGAGTTCATCCAATGGAAAATATTTCAGATGAGCGTTTTACCGATCAAGAAAGCATGCGTAGATATGCACGCTCGCAATTACAAGTTGAACCGATAGTAAGTCTTGAAGTAACAGCTAACGATAATTTTAAACCGGTACCTGGTGAAAAAAGACATTTAACGATTAAGGATATTGGTTTTGAAACTAATGTAACTTTGATTGGTTATACCTGGTATCACTATAATTTGGATCAAGCGACAGTCCTTCAGTATGAAAATTTACCAGCAAGTATTTTAAATTCACAGTCACTGCTAAACAACCGAATAAATGATATCAGTAATTTAGCACAAAAAGCATTGAATAAGGCTTTTACAGCCACTACTACGTATTACTCAAGAGAAGATCCAACAAAATATAATATGGTTCGTATTGGTGATATTTGGGTTCGACCATTAAATAACAAGGAGGGAGAGCATGGAGAAACAAGTCAATAATAAATTCATCCAGCCAGATACCGCCAAAATGGAAAAGATTCCAGCTCAAATGATGATTTACGATGGTACAGGATGGTTAGAAATCAGTAACCAACAAACGATCAACGAGTTTGGTAAAATCACCACTGACCTAAGCGATGAGGCAAGTAAAACTCGAGAGTATGTCGATAGGTTAGATGAGGAATTCAAACAGGCAGATAGTGAGATCTTAAAAACTATTGAAGTCGAGACGACTAAACTAGATAAGTCTATCACGGATGCTAAATTAGATTCCGACAGTGTTAATAAACGAATTGATGAGATAGATGCTGATAGTCAGCAAAAAGTTGAAGAAATAAAGAATAATTTGTCATTGATTGATAAAAAACTTGATGATAACGTATCGCAAAATCAACAAAAAATTAATGAATTTAAAACTGATGTTGCTGAACAATTTAAATCTAAGACAGTAGAAATTGCTGAGGCTAAAAAACAAGCAATTGAAAATGCTGATGCTGCTCTTAAAGAATTTCAGACTACAGTGATAACAAAATTTGAGAATACTGATGGTAAGATCAGTCAAATGGTGACGAAAACAGATCACGATAGTCTTGCTAAACGTGTAGATTCTAACAAGACTTTGATTAGTCAAAATCAGCATAACATTGAATTAAAAGCTGATAAAACTACAGTTGATGATGCAAATACTAAGATCAATGAGTTGAATAGTTCGCTAAGTATAGCAAATGATGCGATAAAAGCTAAGGCTTCACAAGTTGATGTAGATAAAATCAACAGTAGAGTGGTAAAGAATGAAACAAATTTAGAGTTGACGAATTCACAAATCAAACTGAAGGCAGATTCCAGTTCAGTTAATGATCTATCTAAAAGAATTGATAATATCAAGCAAACCATGCTGACTGTTGATAGTAAAAAAATTAAAGGGTTAGTCTCTTCGATTGATAGAACTAAGGAACAGATTGCTAGTACACATACTCAGATTGAGCAAAATACTAATACGATCACAACGTTAGCCACTAAAGAGGAACTAAATACAGTGACTCAAAATTTCTCTCAGTCAAAAAGTGAGTTATCCCAAACAATTGAAGGTATTCAGGCAAGTGTATCATCTGTGAACAGTAAAGTGAATGGTTTAAATATTGGTGGTACTAATTTAATTGCATATACAAGTTCGGAAATTAGTACCGTCGCTCCTCCTACTATAGGCTATCAAGAAGGATGTGTTTTTGATACTACGAGAGCTTTAAATGATGATTAGTATACTTTGTCGTTTGAAGCTAAAGCAGATGTTAACGGCCAGAGAATGGCTAATTATTTGTGGCATGGTGACAAAGGTGGATCTAATATCGTTTACGGCGTTATCGAAGCTAATGGAACTGAGCGCTCAAATGTCGAAGATGGGTATTGGGAAGTAACTTTATCGAATGAATGGAAGAAATACTATATTACTTATAGAGTACATCCGGATAATACTAGAAAGACTGTCATTGTTGGTAGACGTTTTAAATCTGGTGATACTAACGGTAATGTACAGATTCGTAAAGTTAAGCTTGAAACTGGTAATAAGCCTACAGATTGGTCACCAGCACCGGAAGATATGGATAATAAATACGCTTCGTTAAATGTTAAGGTTGATAAAATTAATTCTACGGTTGCAACAAAAACTGATAAATCATATGTTGATCAAAAGGCAAACGATATTACTTCGGTGGTAGCTAATAAAGCAGATATATCTTACGTAAATCAAAAAGCTGACCAATGGCAAGTTGCTTTGCAGAATATGGATAATGACATATCTGGTAAAATTACGGTTACTAAGCGTGATTTAGCGTCGCTATATGAATCTGAAACATATAAAGGGATGCAAAAAATAGTTCAAAATTCAGCCTTTTTGCAAAATTCTGATGGCTTTACGACACAAGTGCAACAATTGATAGGAAATGAGCTGAAACAAGTCAACTTAGTCTATAATTCAGAATTTGAACCTGGAAATGGTCAAGAAATAGAAGGATGGACTACAAACTACCGTCTCAAACGTGGTACGAATATGTATGATAATTACTACGGTAGTACGAGTTTAGGGATGGATACGTTTGGTAATTCTACCGAACAATGGGCCAATGCTTGGTCTCAGATGATAGATGTTAATGAGGGAGATCATTTATCTGCTAGCGTAGTAACTTTTTATACTGGTGGTATCCAATCCACACCTTTGGGGATCTGTGGTATAGAAATTGAATTATTCGAAAATGAAAGATCTAGCCGTAAGAGTTTTGCTAGTCATTATGAAAGTATTGCAAATATACCTTATGGACACGAGAAAAATATACGAATTGACGACTACGCTATTCCAAAAGGTATAACGAAGGCTCGTATTGGACTTGTGATCAAAGGAAAAGGTAATGTCATGTTTGCGCATCCTATGTTAGTTAAAGGTAAGCGGGCAGGTATTTATCAGCCTTCAGTCATCAATAAATTAAGCAAGCTTACGCAAACCTTGGATGGATTAAAGTCAGAAGTTCATGATAATAGTATCAATTCTGTTATCGGCCAAACTGCTAGAATGATCGCACTTCAGATCTCGGGTGATAAGAATAAAGTCATCTCACAGATCAATGCCTCAACTGAAGGTGTTATGATCGATGGTAAACATATTTTGATCAATGGTAATACACGAATTCAGGGGACTTTGATGGTAAATGATGTTGTTATGAAATCGCAAAATAGTGCTGTTAAATTCGCGCCTGAAAGTCTGGACATGGTGGGTTCTAATTCAATGCTAAAACTGCAGAGTGATTCTATTAGGTTAGGCGCAACTTCTAGCGACCCACGTCAACAATGGGGTGTAGGATTAGATAAAAATGGGTTAGCTTTTAGCATACCTGTCAAACAATATGGAAGCTCTACGAATAACCCAAGTGATTATCGTCAAGAGATTCAAGGTTATATCAATGGTGGTGGTTGGGACTACACCAAAGCTGACGTTGTTGGAAACGGCGCATCGGGTATTGAAATAGGTTTGATGACGAAACAAACTTGGGGAGATCCGTACGGAGGTGACTATATTGCTATTGGACAGTACACGCCAACAAATGCGCAAAAAACGACTAAAGCATTTTCACCAGCAATATCATATTCAGAAACTGGATTTGGTTGGGCACCACAAAATATTCATATGTATAAACCAACAACATTTCACTCTGATGTGCACATGAATGTATCTAGCACTGGTTACGGAATCAGAACAGCATGGGTGTCATGGAGTGACTGGAATAATGAAAAATATCCTTGTTTCGTTAATGATAGCAATAACTGGGGCGGTATTGCATTTCCTTCAAATGGTAATGTGGTTATGTTTAACTCAGCTGGTATAAGATTTAATATGTATGAAACTAAGAATGGTAAGCATTATAACGGGTATGGTGATAATTGATGGAATTTAATAAAACGGTGATTTTGAGCGGTGATGTTAAAGATGAAGATGGCAATGTTTTTGCGTCTATGCGGACAGTTCTTGAAGGTGATGGATCAACACCTGTAATAATGACAATGGGAAATCAAGAGATTATCGGTTTCAAAGATGATGGGACTCCAATCATGCCAGAACTTCAAGAAGATAAGTTGAAAGCAGCACAAAAAGAATTGCAGGCTGAAGCAATCAAACAGCAAAAAGAACTTTGCGTTGAGAATGGTGTTGACCCAGAATTGGTCAATATTATCAATGCTGAAAGGAAGGTGTAATAGTTGAATAAGATGTCGAATTTAATTGAAAAGTTAGCAGTGAAGCTAGCAAATAAAGAACTTCAAATCGCTAATTTAGAAGTAGAGAATGATGAGCTAAAAGAAAAAATTGCAGAGTTTAGTCAAAGTTCTGTAGAAACAAAGAAAGGCGGAAAATAAAAATGGCATTGGAAAAACAAAAAGAAGTTAATTTAACAGCATATTCAGTTGTAGGTGATGATAAAAAACAGGCGGTTCGTTTATCAGCTACATTATCGACGAGTGATAACACAAATGATTCGGTCAATCAATTTGTTATGGATAATGAAGCTTATATGGCTAACAAGACAGAAGTACGTAAAGATATTACCGAATTTCAAAACTATGTCTATGAACAGGAAGATTTGTTAGCTTCTGAAATGAATAAGGAGTGATCAGGAGATGAAAAGTCGCATTGATCCACCGATTTTAGATATTTGGGATGAACCAATGTCATTTGCGAATCGGGATGCACGTAATCAAAAAAATCATAACTGGTATGTTTTGCGCCAGTATGGTGCAGACTTAGGTTTATGGATCAAGGGTTATATGGATGGGTATGATGCACGTTTTGATAACTTGATCAGAAGTGTAAAGCAGCCTGATGAAGTTGTTGATGCACGTGTTGATGCGTTCAATGCCACCTATCCTACATTAAAAAAACGTATAGATGCTTTGCAGTTAGACAAAGCAAGTAAGATCGATAGCTTTGAAGTATCCGATTTACGTACGATCCAATTTAGAGATATTTCAGAAACAAGTACACCGCTCAGAATTAGCAATAAACGTGCAACTCAGATACGAAATGACAATCCGCTATCAGAAGGCATGATGATTTGTTCTGTTGCTCGTTTATCTTTACGGGAGGTGGCAAAGATTGACTAAATCCGTAAAATTGATCTTTGAAAATGAATTTGGGGATCAAGAACAAATGTACCCAGAGACTCACGCAAAATCCATTTTTGGGCTGGGTAAATTTATTGATGAATATGCATCTGCCAGTGTTGAGGTAAAGGCAGGAAGTAATTTAAATAATCTTACTTCTGGAAAATATCAAGGTACTAAAACTTATATTATCAATGGGGTATCGGTTGAAAATGCACCAGAATTTTTTAACGGGTATGGTTCTTTGACCGTTAATGATATTAATGGTAATACTTGTACCCAGATTTTAGTCGCTTGTGATGGTAAACGTTGGACTCGCGGCGCTGGTGGACAAAATAAAGTATTTAATGAATGGAGGGCATTCTAGTGAGTGATTATATTGCAGATTTAAAAGATGGTTCAGGCAACGGCATTCGACCGCAAACTGTGTGGGAAGCAATCTTAAACGTCCCAGATTTTGCCGGAGAAATTCAGGCTGCTAAAGATATTGCTAATGGAAAAATCGATAAAGGACAGGCTCTAGCTTACTGGGGCAATGATATTAATGGTGACACTGATTGGGATACTGTTGTAAAAAATGGTATTCATATGGTCAACGCAACTGGTGGTAATCGTGCCGGTACTCATTTTCCTGGTAGAAAAAATCAAGCATCAACAACAGGGGCTTGGGGTGTTTTACTGGTTATGGGTAATTTTGGTAAAAATGCTGATGGTGGCTTAGGCGTTCAAGTTGCTTTCATGGTTCCAGGCGATATTTATATCAGATCACATGATGGTGGTGGAACAGGATACTGGGAAGACTGGAGACATTGTAGTTTTACTGTAACTCCTTAATGATTTTTTAGTGGTGGGTGGGCAGGAATAAAAAAGGAGGTGCTGTTTTGCATCACGAATTTTTAGGCTTAAGCTTGAGCGATTGGACCGCGGTTGTTTCGCTTGCTAGTATCTTTATTGGAACACTAGTTAAAGCTCTGACGCATTCAATTGAAACGGCACTTACACCGCTAAGAATGACTATTAAAGAGCTAAACGATAGCATTGTGAAGCAGGAACAACTGGGATCTAAACGAGAAGAGATGATTCAAGCAAACAAAATGGATATCGTAGCCCATGCTAAAGAGTTAGAGGACCACGAACGAAGAATTAATAAACTAGAAAATGAAAAGTGAGGCTATTCATAATGAATTCAACAGATGTAATTGTAAC